TTGTAGACTTACTTCTAAAGGTTTGTTTACTTGTTGTTTCTATTTTTACCGGTTTATCCATTCTGATCTTCTCTGCTAATTTCTAGCAACGCTAGTGTTGCACTTATAGCAGATATATCAGTAGATTCAAGGGATATGGAATCACTTTCTTCTAATATAATTGGTCCCTTTGCAATATTACAAATAGTAGGCCCGGTAATAGATGCATGAGCAACAATATAAGAAGTAGTTGCAGAATTGTCTGTAACTCTCGCAGTTACAACTTTAGATCCTGATTGATTAGTAATTTGTATATTTTGTATAATAGCATTTGCATTCGTAGGCGCTGTATATAAAGTTACAGCATCTGTTGTGCTAGGATCATAAAATGCGTTTTTATATATATTTGCCATTATGTTAAATCATACCATTTTAAACTGCCAAGAACATCATCTCCATTTGATACACCTTTTGCACATAAGGTTAAAGTATCCGATGCTCCTGCAATTGTTTGTCCTAATTGATAATCAAAATTAAAACCATCCCCATTCACATTTGCTGATGAAACTCCCTTACCCGATAAATATGTTTTAGATACTATAGTTCCACCTGTAATAGTTGTTGTTCCTGTTAAATCATATTCTACATTATCAGAATAACTTGTATATGAAAATGCAGTAGATGGTGTTGCATTTAACCTTAATTGTACTTCAAAATCTGAGTTAGATACCGCAGCAGCCAAAGCTCCTTGTGGTACAATTACTGCATAAGGTCTACCTGATTTAATTCTAATAGTTGCTAGATTATAAAATGTACCAGCTGTAGTTAAATTGACACCTGCTAATGAAGCAGTTCCTATCATTTGTTCTATGGCTCTTGGAGCATAACCTCCTTCGATCATGGTCGTTGAACAAACTTGTTGTAGGGTTGCTGTGCTATCTAAAGTATCTAAAGCTATAATCATATATCTTATCGGTAAATTAGCAGTTCTTATATAAACTGTATCTAAATTATTTGCATTTAAAAAAGTGTGAGCCACAATAAATTTACCATCAATTACAAATCCACATCTAACACTACCCATACCTAACCATTCAAAATCCATGAACATAATACAAGCTTTTGTAGTATCTAAGGTATAACCTGATGCTCCTGATCCATCTAATTTGTCTCCGTTCCAAGAAGATTGTGCAACTGGATTATCAACAGAAGATCCTGATGTAGAAGTTCTTCTAACCCAATTTAATGTTGATCCTGTTTTTTCAAAATAAATACCATTATCATTATCAAACATACCAACTCTTTGTGCTAAATTAGTTTGAGCTAAATCCATTACAAAAGTATTAAGATTTAATAATGACTTACCTGGTTGATAAGACATTACTCTTTTGGATTGTCTAATTACATAAGAACTAGATGGTGTGTCTACATTCAAATTTACAGTGGATTTATCAGTTGAATAAGTAACAGTTGAACTAGCTCCTACAATAGCTTCATCAAAGAGATTATTCTTTGACATGACATTTGTTGAATCAAATATAGTAAGTGGATTAGATACTCTTAATCTTCCAAATGCATCATAAGCAGTAGAGCCATCTCCACCACCAATTACTGTTGGTTCAACATTAACATTGTTACAGGAACTCATTAGCAGCCAAACCTCATATTAAACCATGTAAATCTTTGTAACTCTTGTTTTAAATCTTCTTGATAACCAAAATTAAGTTCATTCTTTAATGTATCTAAACCTTCTCTTAATTGTCTTTGATTGGTTTCTTCATACTCTGGTGTAGGTTCTGGTATGATTGCACTAATCTTTGCCATTATCTTCTTCCTCCTGCATGTATATCTAATCTTAAAGTACCATATCTCCAAGATTCATCAACAGCATCATTCTCTATTTTTAAAGATACTTGTCTTCCTCTAACTCTTGTGCTTACAAAAGTTGAGGTAGTATTAATAGTAAAAGGTCCGGTAATCAATGGATAGTCTGCATCGGTAGCTGCAGTTTGTCCTGGGTAATCTCTAAATCTTAAAGTTACTTTTGCATTACCAGATAAATTTTTAAAGTCAGGAATAAATCTTGATACTCTCATAATATTTTCTCCATCTCCTGCTAAACCTTGCTGTGCATCTAAATCATAATCTCCAGATACAATATAAGAGGTAATAGCATTTGAGGTACCATCAATATATAATTCATTTATTCCAGTTTCATGTGCCCAATATTTACTTGATCCATAAGTATTAGTTACACCATTAATCGTTGGAAACGTTGGTGTACCATTAACGGTAAACTCTGTTGCATAAGGTAAATCATAAGTATGTGCATCAGAATAACTTGTTCTTGATAAAGATCCTACTGTCCAAGTTTGTTCTATAAAATTAAATACAACATTTCTATTTATTTGACTCGAGCCGCTCGCTGCATAGAACCAACCCACTTCATTATAAAGTGAATTATGATAACCATACGCAATTTGATTTGCAGCATAGTTAATACCTAAAGCATCTCCTTGAGTTGTGAATACAAAGTCTTCAACGAGTGATGGTAATTGTTTTACTGTACCATCAAACATAAAAAAGCCTCCACCAAATCCCATCCAGAAGACGGCACCTTGTGCATAGACTGCTGCATGCTGACCTAAACATCCACAGTTAGAACCAACCTGTCTTATAGTAAATGTAAAAGGAGGACCCACAAACTGTATTTGATATGCAGCTTGATCCGTAAGTACTAAGATATAATCTTTACCTTGAACCGCTGTTACAATTTCATTTCCTTGGTCAAGCAAAAATGTACCTGCTGTATTGTTTGCAGTTGGAGCATAGGTACCAATATTTTCTTGATCTGAAAATCGTATAAACATTTTATTTTGAGAAGTTGAATCTGCTAAATCCGTTTGTGTTCCCATTAAGAATAGATGTCTATCTCTGTCGGACACTAGACTCATTAATGATTTAACTGGTGCACCAGATACAACGGTTGCTCTTGTTTGTAGAGCTGTTCCAGTTCCTGGATTCCAAGTATATGTTCCACCATTTCTAGCTGTTGCAACTAGCAACTGGCCGTAATTATCGAGTGACCAAGAGCCAGGATCGAGTGTTACCTGAGTAGTTGATCTTGCAGTTCCCCATTCTTCAATACCCCAGTTACCTGTACCCCAACCAAATGCTCCTGTTTCAAATACCGGACCAATAGTAATGTAAGGTGTAACTGTTGCAGAACCTGCTGCAGTCATACCTGTGCCTGTTTCTGTAGTTGGCATCGTAATAGTAAATTCATCATTACTAACTATTGATGTAATTTCAAAAGTATTTTCAAAAGAAGTTGAGTTAAAACTTGTTGAAGGTGATCCCGGTAAACTTAATGCACTAAATATAATATAATCCCCAACCGCTAATCCATGACTTGTTTTATTAACGGTTACAATATTAGATCCATTTGTAGAATCAAATGTACAAGAAGTTAATGGAGTATCTAAAGGTGTAATATCATAGAAAGTACCTTCATAATAAATAACTAATAATTTAGATGTACCTAAAGCTGCGTATTTTTGACCTTCTATATCTGTCCAAGTATGTTGATCTCTAACTGGACCCGCTAATGTTTTCTCATCTAGCTCTAACCAACCCCCTATTTTTTCAGGTTGACCATATCTAAATCGAACATTATCTCCGTCTACCCATTGACCTTCAGCGCCGGTAGGAGTTGCTTGTTTATTGAAACCTGGCTTAAATTGAATTTTTTGTAGCATATCTTAGGCATTATAATACTATTTTACGAATGATGGTAGTCCTAACATCGGTCTTCCATCAAACTTATTCTTTTCAGCAAATGGCCCATTTACATGGTTATAATGCAAGAATACCTGTCCACATATATTGCCTTGAAATGGTTCTCGCCAATGCTCTAATTCGCAACCAGAATACACTAACATATCTCCAACATCAAGTAATACTTCTGTACCTTTTGGAGCATTAGGTTTATGTATTTCTTTATATTCATCAATAACTGAATTAGCTCCTGTACCATCTATAAATATAGGCCATGGATCTCCCCCTAGATTTAAGGTGCAAGATATCTCGCAAGATGGTCTATCTTTATGTCTTCTTAATTTATCCCCTCTTTTATATGCTCTTGCATAAGAGTATGTTGGAATTAAATTTAATCCTGTGTGTTGTTTCATTACAGGTAACATCTTTACTAATAATGTTTCCATTACAAAATCACCATAACAAGAAAAGGTATTTGGTATTTGTGTATCTCCCCAAGTTCCTAACATTGGAGATTGTGAATGAATATTGTTTTTGTACATAAAATGCACAGCATCTCTTTTAAGTAAAAAGTAATTCAATATAAAAT